CACTTGGGCTGCACTTGATGTGCAAGTTCAAGATAGCGATGTGCTAGATTCTGGAACTGTTAAGCCACCTAAAAGTTATTCTGAGGTTTACTCTACATTTGGTGATCCACTTAAGTCAGGTTGGAGCGCAGCTAACCTAGCCTTCTGTGAGGTGCCAGCAAGCCTCAAAGCTTTTCCTTTAGTGAAGGGCAAACGAGGATTCTATTGCCATAAGAAACTAGTCCCTGCATTTGGAAATGTATTCAAAGATATTGATAAGGCAGGCTTAGCTAAAGAGATCTATTCTTTTGATGGGTGTTTTAATATCCGTAAAATTCGTGGAGGTTCTGCACTCTCATTACACTCATGGGCCATTGCAATTGATCTTAACTATGAGGGCAATGAGCTTGGTAACTCTAATCCTCAAATGCCCAAAAGCATTGTGAACATATTTGCTAAGCATAAGTTCTATTGGGGTGGATACTTTAGAAGAAAAGACGGTATGCACTTCGAGTACTTTGGAAGGTCATAGCATGACTCTCAAAGAAGGAATCATCTTTTATCTACTTATATCCTTTGTAGCTTATATCTTTATCGTGCCCATCATGGCCGCTAATGATCCCAACAACGAGGAGGACTAACTTGAAAAGCCTCGATGTAAATAAAGTATTAAACCCAGCTCCTGACTCCATTGTACTCCAAGGACTTCCCATGCCCCCAAGCTCTAATGGCCAGTACTCTACAGTCATCACTATGAAGGCTGGCTTTAGACAAACAAGAAGAGTGAAGAGCAAGGAGGCTGTCATTTACGCTCGCTCCTTCCAGCATTGGAGCATTGTTAATTCAGACAAAATCAAGGAAGCCAAAGCTGCCATTAGTTCTTGGAACACAGGCCTTGAATGTACCATGTACTTCATCTTTCCCAAAGAGAAGCTCCTTACTCAGAAGAATCAACTTAAGAAGCTAGATGTTACAAATAGAATCAAGCAGATCCATGATCTCTTAGTCACCGCACTTGATATTGATGATAGCTGGTATGTGAGAACAGTAGAGGAGAAGGTGCTAGGGGTAAAGGATCAAGGCTTTGTTATAGCTGTGATTAAACCCACAGTTTTAAGAAGTCTTGTGGACTTGTATCAAGACCCAGAGCTGGAGGCTATGTGAGTCCACAGCAATTAGAACTCATAACATACATAGCCTGCACCACACTTGGTTTTTCCTTGTCGCAGTTATTGGTGGATGCGTATGAGATGAGGCGTATACGGAAAGCGGTTGAGCGATTCGCTGATGATTTTGCAAAGGAAGTTAGAAGATGAAAAACGGAGACGATCCAGTACACCCAATAATAATTGATGATGTTTCTCAAAAACAAATATCATTAACAGGGATAACCAAGCGTGAGTTAATAAGTGCTATGTGTTTGCAGGGATTACTAAGTAACGCATCAGGAATACTAGAGCCCAAACATTGGGTTGATTGGGCTGTAATTTATGCAGACAGATTGCTTGATGAGCTATCCAAGGAGCGCGAATGAATAACGATGCTTTTGAAAAAGCATGGACAGAATTAACAGCACCACAAAACGAGACTGTTACATCTAAGTGGTATTTCAAAAAAGGATATGAAGCAGCAACAAAAGCAGCGCTTGGCAGTCGAGTCGTTTTGCCTGAGCGGAAAAAAGAACACTCTATTCGCGTAGATGAATTTGCAGAAGGCTTCAACGATTGCCTCGACTCGATAAAGGTACTCCCACTGACAGCCGAGCAATTGGATAGTTTGTTGCCGAGTGATGAGAGCTTACGCGCTGAGTGCGAGGATCACATTAACTCTTGTAAAAAACGCGCTGCTGTAAAAGAAGAAACATGGTTTGAACAGGGTTTTTATCAAGGAGCAGAGCACGCTTTAGTTTGTATCCGCGAAAGCATAAAGAAAAGATTGGCGGGATTGTGAATGGCTTGGATTTATTTAGCGGAATCGGAGGAATTACAATCGCTTTATCGCCCTATGTCCGACCGATTGCCTACTGTGAAAACGACAGATATGCACAAGCTGTCTTGCTTTCACGGATGGCTGATAGATCGTTGCCCTGCGCTCCAATATGGGATGACGTGCGTACGCTCAACGGTACGCTATTGGATGTCAAACCCGATATCATATACGGAGGATTCCCCTGCCAAGACATCAGTGTCGCAGGATCTTCAAAGGGCATGGCTGGAAAGCGAAGTGGACTTTTCCAGGAGATCGTTAGACTTACCGAAGAAATTCAGCCCAGCTTTGTCTTTCTTGAAAACGTGCCTGCGATCACGAAAAGGGGACTCGACAATGTTTGCGGTGCCTTTTCCCAACTTCGGTATGATTGTCGATGGACGATTGTCTCTGCCGCAGAGCTTGGAGCCCCTCACCTTAGGAAACGCTGGTTCATGCTCGCTGCCAACACCAACGGCTTCCGAGGGGGGAAGGAACAAAAGCGCAAGCTCGGGAGCGAAAGTCCGACTTTCGCTGGGAATGATGGCAAGAAAAAATCTTTGGCCAACTCCATGTGCGAGAGATTGGAAAGACAACGGAAAAAGCCCAGCGGAGTTAGCAAGAAATTCTACAACTCTAGCGACAATTGCTGGTGGCAAACTGAGCCCGATGTGGGTCGAGTGGTTAATGGGTTACAACACCAATCACACAGAATTAAAGCCTTGGGCAATGCAGTGGTTCCAATGCAAGCAAGGGAAGCATTTATGATGCTAATGGGCTTAGATAAGCCCGCCCCAGACGGAAATGACGGTGAGGGATGAAATGAGAAAACCAAGAGGCATAGAAACAAAAAACATTTATGCAAACATACAAAAAACCAAAGAATATGGATGCTCGCCTTCTTTCTTCGTTTACATTGGTGGCCCTTCATCTAGCTATCCACAACAAATACATTTAAAAACACAAGAAGATATTAGAAAATTAGCGATTTATTTAACTAAAGTTGTTGAATGGATGGACAAATGACCAACGCGAAGGACGGTGAGTTGTGAGTGACAAAGAAATAGATATTCCACATTACGTTTATTACTCTCCAGAGTTAGATAAAATAGTTTTAGATTATATTAAGCAGCCGTATATATTTTACCATGGGCAGCATAGCGCAAGTCAAACAACAGGTACTATTACACTTTACTTTATTCAGTATTTTTACATAGGTGAGCTATGACCGATCAAGAAATAGCCGAAGACCTTAAGAAACTAAAGGACTTTAATCCCGAACAAACTAAGTGGGTCGTGTGGCCTTTAGATAAGTTGTTGTGGATATATCAGAAGTTAAGCGAGGGGAAATGATGAAAAAGAAGTTGGGTGAGAACTGGCATGGGGTTCAAATTATCCGTAAACCAATTAAACTCACTAAGCCAAAACAAGTGTAATGAACTCACATCAAAGAAGAATTAAAAGGAGAAAGCTACAAAGGACTTTAGACCTAATTGCTAAGATTATGCTTGATTCTTTTCCTGCTAAAAGAGATTGGTTTGAGTTATCTAAATAAAAAAAACAAAGCCCCTGCTACCCACTAGAAGTAACAAGGGCTATGCTATTTTCTAGGATATATCTTCTCTCTTAAATATCCTACGGTGCTTTTCTCTATGTCAGCTTAACTGACATCAATATGTTTTTACATAGGAGAAATGCGTTTTGTGAGCACTGCAAAAGAAGAACAAGAAAAATTCCTTGAGAAGGTTCGACACTCTGGCGTCAAAGAGTTTGTCACTCATCTCCATAGAAAAATCAATGAGCACAACCTAACTCACGAACAAGTAGCTCACATCGTTGGTAAGTCTCGCACCACAATTACCATGTGGCTCACTGGCAAGGCTAACCTAGGTGTGGACTCAGCCATCCTCCTTGCTGACTTCTTTAAGATCAATCTTCAATCGAAACAGCCCGAAGGAGAAGAACATGCCTAAGAAACAAGATACCTACTCAGCACTCTCCGTTATTGAGAAGGTTCAAACTACTATTGATGGGGGCACTCGTGTCTCTTTAGACTTCTCTGCTAACGACACAGACCTTGCGCAATTCCTCCTCCACACAAAACTCACTCAAGGAAAAATCATCGTTGCCTTCCAACGTGTAGAAGAAAAGGAAGCTCCGACAATCAGCATGGAGAAGATTGATGTTTAACTGTGACACTCTCGCGTTAGCCAAAAAGCTAACTAACGTTATGCGATATAAATGCGAAAATGATTCTATGAGGTACTTGCATGGCTAAAGGTCGTAAAACTGGAGGGAGAGATTTCTCTACTGGAGTTGATCCTAGAAGAGTTAATAATGGTCGTCCAACTGTTGATGTGAAAATCTCCGAGATGAAAGCTGAGATGAGACAGTTCCTAATTGAAGCCATGAAGGAATACTCTCACCTCCCTAAAGAAGAAGTAGCAGCACTCACCAAAGACCCTAAAATGCCTCTAGCTAAACTCACCGCTCTCCGCTTTTGGATCGAAGTCTCCAATAATGGTGACCCATCACGTATGGCCTTCCTCTCTAAGATACTAGGCCTAGAGGAAGCTCAGAAGCATGACGTACAAGTCTCTAGCCTAGAAAGCCTTATCGTTGCCTCAAAGAAAGAAGATGAAGAAGAATGAGCAATAATAACTGGAAGTCTAAACTCTCAAAACCTAGCAAGCGTAAACAGGTCTACAACACCAAAGAAAAGCGCTGGCTCAATGAAGAAGAAGAAGCTGAACTCCTAAAGATGCTTAAAGAAAAGCACGACAAGATCAAGGAACTCACTAACGGCCAAGATCCTGAGCAGTTCCTAGCCCAAGAGCACGCTAAAGCCATAGCAGAAGATGCCAAGCTTCTTAAAAAGGATGAGGATGAGCCAGAAGCCGAACCGACCTAGCATCCCTCCCGATGCTCGCATCAAGAAAGAACCTGGCACAAAGAACTTTCACGTCATCCCAAGCGATGAGAGAGAGCATGTAGTCTCAACCTCCTGTTGGTGCATCCCAAGCATTACTAATCTAGATGCCATAAGACTTGGCTTTGAACCCATGTACGTCCACAAAAGATATGAAGAGAGAAGCGATAGATAAACTCCGCTTGTGGCGTAGCGATTACGTTCAAGCCGTAAGAGACATTTTTAAAGTAGAGCCTGATGAGTGGCAAAAGGAAGGACTCATGTACGCTTGCTCTCCTGCTACCTACAAGAGAGTAGCTTTTAAAGCCTGCACTGGCCCTGGTAAGACAGCTGAGCTTGCTTGGGTAGGTTGGCTTAGACTCCTTCTCTACGCATCTCCTGAGGGCCACCCAAAGGGTGCGGCTCTATCTGGTGAGGGTAGAGACAACCTGCGAGATAACCTTTGGGCCGAGCTTGCTAAGTGGAGAAATAGGTCTGAGCTCCTTCAACAGTACTTTACTTGGACTAAGGAGATGATCTTTTGCAATGAACACCCAGAGACTTGGTTCTTATCCGCAAGAAGCTATCCTAAAGATGCTGATGCAGAGGCGATTGGTAAATCCCTTTCAGGTCTACACTCTCCATATCCCTTCATGCTCTTAGATGAGATAGGCTCCATGCCTGCCTCAGTAGGTCAAAAGGCTGAGCAGATATTCACAGGTGGCGTTAAAGACGGCCTTATCATGGCAGCTGGTAACCCCACTGATATCAATGGACTTCTTTATAAGATCTTCTCTGAGCTTCAAGAACTGTGGAGTTTAATCACAATCACAGCAGATCCTGATGACCCCAAGCGCACTCCTCGTGTTCCAGTAGAGCACGCACGTAAGATGATTGAGACCTATGGTAGAGACAACCCTTGGGTTATGAGCACTATCCTAGGCAAATTCCCTCCAGGTGGATTAAATAACTTAATCAGTGCAGAAGATGTGCAAAAGGCTATAGAGAGAGGCGTTAAGGCAGGCGACTACGAATACTCCCAAAAGAGACTTGGTGTAGACGTTGCTCGCTTTGGTGATGACAGAACTGTTTTATTCCCAAGACAAGGCCTAAGGGCATTTGCTCCCACGGAGCTTAGGAACGCTAGAACAAACGACATAGCAGCTAAGGTCATGCAGTTAAAACAAAGCATGGGTATTGAAATGGAGTTTGTAGACGGCTCGGGTGGCTGGGGTGCAGGTGTAGTTGATTCTCTAATACAAGCAGGTGCTAGTCCTTACGAAGTCTCCTTTAGCGGTAAGGCTATTGATCCAAGATACTTAAACAAGAGAGCTGAGATGTGGTTCAACATGGCTGAGTGGATTAAGCGTGGAGGCTCACTACCTAACGTACCTGGGCTTGTGAAGGAACTGTCAGCTCCCACGTACACATTCCAAAACGGTAAGTTCAAGCTAGAAGAAAAGGATCAGATCAAGGACAGGCTAGGCTTTAGTCCAGACTATGCTGATGCTCTTGCGTTAACCTTCGCTATGCCAGACATGCCAGCGAGTATGGTGGATGGAGTGAATATGTATCCCAATAGAGGGAAGCTCTTGCATGACTACGATCCCTTTCAAGAGAAGTAGAGTGTGCTAAGCCTAGAGATGCCTAGCTACCTAGACACCTTCTTGTCAGCCACGTTGACAAACGTACACAGGACAAATTCCTCTCTTTAATTATCCACGTTATCTCTCGAATATGAACCTATATGCAAGTCGAGAGGGAGACTGAAAGAGCGCAACAACACGCGTTCGATGCGCACTCTTTTAATCAAGAGTCCATCCACTCTATCCTCACAGAGCTACTCCCTCTACTGCATTCCCACTACTCCGAGATAGCTCTCTATCAAGATATTCAGCTCAAGCCTGAGTTTGATACCTATTACAAGTTAGAAGAACTTGGCCTTCTTAAAATCTTCACTCTACGTGACAGCAAAAAAGCTCTCTGTGGCTACGCTGCTTACATCATTAGAAAAGCTATCCACTACACAGACTCTGTCCAAGCCCATCAAGATGTCCTCTACATCAATCCCGATCTACGAGGCAAAGGCTTAGGACACGTATTCATTAACTACTGTGACAACGAACTAAAACGCATGGGGGTCCAAGTGGTATTCCAGCACGTCACACGTAAACACGATTACAGCTCAACTCTTAAAGGACTCGGGTACGAGCTAAACGAGATCGTATTCTCTAGGAGGCTAGATAAATAATATGGCAGACGGTGGCGCAACATTTGCTCTCGCAGCAGCATCTCTACTCTCAACAGCTGCAACAATTAACAACGCTAACGAACAACGCTCCTCTATGCGTAAAGCACAGCAAGCTCAAGAAGATGCACGTAAGCGTGCTGAAGCTAGCATGGCAGTTAAGGATGCTGAGCAAAAGCAATTGGCAGAAAGAGATAAGGCTCGTCAAAGACAAAAGGTCTTAGCCGCCACATCTCAAGGTAAGAACTCTACAATCCTCACCTCTCCTCTAGGAGTTGTGGGTAACGAAGGTCAACAGAAGACCTTGTTGGGGCAATAAATGGCCAAGATCAACAAGGCTCAAGCTCAACAGCAATTAAACAGCGGAGCAAAACTTACTCAAGATCTTATCGACTCTCTTTATCCTGAAGGAGACAAAACGAACTATCTAGTGAGCGGTTACGCGGCTAAGGCTAGGCAAACTCTTATCGGCCTTATGAACAAGCAAAGTCAGAATACTCCTGAAAGAGTAGGTGACGGTGGCGATGCTCTTGAACAGCTATATAGAATGATTCCCATTAGACTTGCTACACGTGGGAATACAACTCACGGAGAAGTTTATGATGAGAATGCAGCTCTTCGTGAACAAACTAAAAATAGTATCTTTAACCTAGAGCAAACTGCTAAAGCAGAGAAACTCAAGTCACGTAAAAAAGATAAGGTAGCATTTGGAGGCAAGCCATCCACTCCCGAACGTAAACTTCCCATGTCTTCTACTGTTGCAGCAGAGGGCACACTCCTTGGTGGCGGCTCAGCCCTAGGCTCCGCTGCCAATAACAAAACTCTACTAGGTGGATAAATGCTAGCATACAAAGACTCGCTTACTAAAAGACAGCGCCTTGAACTCCTAAGATCTCAACTCGAAAACGAGCGCTCTTCTTTCCTCTCCCATTGGAGAGATCTCTCTGATTACATCCTTCCTCGCCGCGCTCAGTTCCAAGTAACTGACGCTAACCGAGGAGATAAACGTAATAACAAAATCATCGATAACACAGCTACTCTCGCAGCTAGAACTCTAGCCAGCGGAATGATGAGTGGAGTTACATCTCCTGCTCGTCCTTGGTTCAGACTCACTACTCCTGATCCTGAGCTTGCCGAGTATGCTCCTGTTAAAGAGTGGCTCCACATTGTTGAGTCACGTATGTCCACCTCCTTCAACAAGTCCAATCTCTATAACACTCTCCCGATTGCCTATAAGGACAACGGAGTATTTGGCACATCTCCTCTAATTATTGAAGAAGATTTCTCAGGCGATATCTTTAGAACTCAATGCTTCCCAGTAGGGAGCTACATGATTGCTAAGGATGCACGTGGTGTTGTGAACGTATTTGTTCGCGAGTTTCGCATGACCGTTCGCCAACTCCTTGAGCAGTTCGGCAAGAGAGATCCCATGACTGGTAAACCAATGTGGGACAACTTCTCTACTCACGTTAAAGATCTCTACGACAACGGTCACATGGAAGCATGGATTGATGTTGTTCACGCGATTTACCCTAACGAGGACTACGTACCTAACAGTGGTAGTAATAAGCAAAAGAAATTCTCAAGCTGTTACTACGAGCGTGGAACAAGTGGTTCTGGCAGTCACATAAGCTCACAAGATAACACCTTCCTTAGAGAATCTGGTTACGACTATTTTCCTGTGCTTTGTCCTAGATGGGAAGTCACAGGCCCTGATGTATATGGCACTAACTGTCCTGGCATGGAAGCCCTTGGAGACATCAAGCAATTACAGCTTGGTGAGAAGAGAGTCATGCAAGCAGTAGATAAAATGATCAATCCTCCAATGGTAGGGCCAAGCATCCTACGCACACAAAAAGCCTCTATCCTTCCAGGTGATATTACCTTTGTAGACGTTAGAGAAGGCACAGGCGGTTTTAGACCTGCTCATGAAGTTAACTTCCGTATTCAGGAAATGGAGCAAAAGCAGGCTCAGGTAAGAGATAGAGTGCGTAGAGCATTCTTTGAAGATCTTTTCTTGATGCTAGCTAATACCGATAGAAGACAGATCACTGCTCGTGAGATCGAAGAGAGACACGAAGAAAAGCTCTTAGCTCTTGGCCCAGTATTAGAGCAGCTTAACCAAGACCTACTTGATCCTTTGATTGATATCACTTTCGACATCCACATGAAGCAAGGGCTCATACCTCCTCCACCTGAAGAACTCCAAGGTGAGGACTTAAAAGTCGAGTACATCTCCATCATGGCTCAAGCTCAGAAGCTTATTAGCATCGGTGCGGTTGAGCGCTTCACTGGCTTTGTTGGAAACATGGCAGGTGTAGTTCCAACCGTTCTTGAGAAGATCAACACAGATCAACTCGTAGATGTAATGGCTGACATCTTGTCAGTACCTCCAAGCATAGTGAAATCAGATGAAGAAGTAGCAAAGATTCGTGAGGTTCAAGCTAGGGCAGCTCAGGCTCAACAACAAGCAATGATGATGCAGCAAGGTGCTGCTACTGCAAAAGATCTCTCTCAGATTCCGATGGATGAGGATAACGCTCTTACAGGATTACTTGAGCAAGCCAACGCAGGGAGCTTGATGCCGTGAAGAGTGTAGTAGCAAACGCAGCAGATGAGACGCAGGTAAAGAAGGCTGGCACTAAGGTTAAGCTCCTTAGAGACAAGCAGCTAAATGATGTGCGCTTCATACTCTCTGATGTTCAAGGCAGAAGATTCTTATACAGGTACCTAGAAGAGACTGGGGTGTTTAAGAGTTCTTTTACTGGAAGCTCAGAGACTTTCTTCAATGAAGGACAAAGGAACATAGGGCTTAAACTGCTTGCTGATATTACAGAAGCAGATGCAGAAGCCTTTGTGAAAATGATGGCTGAGGCCAAGAAAAGGGAGTTAGAAGATGTCTGAACAAACAACTTCTACAGTGCAAGATACACCCAAAGCTGTAGAAAATGTAAATAATGTTGTTGCAAATGCTACCACGCAAGCAACTCCAGTAGTGGACGCTGCTGCAAGCGCGCAAGCGCAGCACGTACAAACTGAGATTGCCTCCAAGGAAGCAGAAGCAGCGGCAAAAGGTAGTGAAGAGCAACAGGCTAAGAGTAATGTACCTGAAAAGTATGAACTCAATATGCCCGAGCAAACACTTCTAGAAGCAGAGGCTGTTGAAAGGATCGCAGGGATTGCCCGAGAGCGAGGACTTTCAAATGAACAGGCTCAAGAGCTTTTAGATATGGAGCACGATGCTGTAGCTACTTATCACAATAAACAAGTAACAGCGTTTCTACAAAGAGCAGATACTTGGAAACAAGAAGTTGTTAACGACAAAGAGATTGGTGGAGATAACCTCAATAAGACAGTTTCTTTAGTTAACAGATTTCTTGAGAAGTACGATGTAGATGGGAGCTTCCGTAAGGATCTCGAAGTCACTAAGTACGGTAATCATCCAGGTTTAATTAAGGTTCTTTATAGAGCCGCAAAGGAATCCTTCGCAAATGATGAGTTCGTGCAAGCCCCCTTGAATCAAGGTGGAAGCAAGAAGTCAGTGCAGGACATCCTTTATCCAAGTAACGAGGGTCAAGGTTAATGAGCCCAGAAATGAAGGTATTTCAAGAACAAGCAATTCGTTGCTTAAAGGGAGTTCTTTCAGCATGGGAGAATTGGCTTAAAGCCCAAAAATAAATATTAAAAAAAACAGATACGCGAGCAGCACCTAAAACACCTGCTCATAAGCCTCTCTGAAATTTAAGGAGAAAACTTATGGCAGTATTAGGAACAGCTTTCAATCTAGTAGATTGGGCAAAACGTAGAGACCCAGATGGCAAAGCAGCAGCAGTAGCTGAATTGCTTGCACAAACAAACAGCATTCTTGACGATATGCTTTGGAAAGAAGGTAACCTTCCTACAGGTCACCGTCTTACTGTAAGAACAGGCTTGCCTACTTCTTACTGGAGACTTTTGAACCAAGGTGTTCAACCTTCAAAATCAACAACTGCTCAGATCGATGAGAGCTGTGGAATGCTAGAAGCATACAGCGTTCTCGATAAAGACCTTGTTGAATTGAACGGTGACGTTGCATCAACTCGTCTCACAGAAGCATCTGCTCATATCGAAGGTATGAACCAAGAGATGGCTTCTACTTTGTTCTACGGAAACGTGGGACTTAACCCTGAAGAATTTAACGGTCTTGCAGTTCGCTACTCTTCTTTGAGTGCAGCTAACGGACAAAACATCATCAACGCTTCTGGCGCTGGTAGTGACAACTCTTCTATCTGGCTTGTTTGCTGGGGTGAGAACACAGTACACGGCATTTTCCCTAAAGGATCTAAAGCAGGTCTTGTGAGAAATGACCTTGGCCTTGACGTTGTAGACAACGCAGGTGGCGTAGCTGGCGCTAAAATGATGGCTTATCAAGAGCATTTCCAATGGAAGTGCGGTCTTGCACTTAAGGACTGGAGATACGCGGTTCGTATTGCGAACATCGACATCTCTAACCTTGCTGCTGGATCTGGAGCTGACCTCATCAACTTGATGATCAAAGCTATCCACAGAATCCCAAGCCTCAAGCTCGGCAAGCCTGTGTTCTACATGAACCGTTCTTGCTTCCAATACCTCGATATCCAACGCCGTGACGATGTGATCTCAGGTGGCGGACTTGTATACAACCAAGTTGACGGTGTACTTGTTCCATCTTTCCGTGGAATTCCCATCAAACTCGTAGACGCTCTCACTGAAACTGAAAGCGTTGTTTCTTAATTAAAAGGAGAATGAAATGATTTTAGACGCAGACCTATTATTTTCATACGCTCAAGCAGTTACCGCTGCTGCGGCTTCCACAAACTCAGTTGACTTGAGTTCTGTTCGTGACATCGGCACAGGCGAAAATCTTTATATTTTTGTTACTGTAGATGTTGCACTTACTGACTCAGGCAGTGACTCTAGCGTTGCTGTTGCGCTTGAAGGAGATAGCACAACTAGCTTTTCTCCTGATGGAACAGTGACTTTGTTCACTATTCCTGCGCTTGCAGCTGCTGGTAGCACATACCTTGTGAAGCTTTCACCTGGTTCTGCTCCTTTGCAGTATCGCTACATCCAACTTAAGTACACTCCTGCAAACGGAAACTTAACCACTGGATCATTCACAGCTGGAATCGTGAAAGACATCGCTAAGTTCACTGCTTACGCAGATGCCTACACAATCAGCTAATTAGAAAGGAATTAAATTACCCATGAGAGTCAAAGCCCTAATGCCCGGATACTACGACAACAAACGAGTGAAGGAGGGTGAGGAATTTTTTCTTAGACCTTTTAAAGGAAAGAAAATCAACGCCACGACTGGAGCACAAGAAGACCACTTATTCACAGTGGAGGAGCAATTCTCTGCTCGCTGGATGGAGTCCTTAGATGGCCCAGTTAAGAAACCCTCAAGCGCTTCAAAGAAGTCAAAGAAGTCTGAGCCTAAGGGGCTTGACCTAGAGGTAGTTTAAACAATTTCCCCTGTGGGAGTTTTTGGCTCTTATGGCTTTGCCGTGAGGCCCTCCTAATTTTACTTCCACGGGGGAATCTTTAAGGAGAAAGAATGGCAACAAGGACGGCTACGATAAATCAAATCAGTACCTTTAACGATAAGGGTCACGTTGTACAATGGACAGGGTTACTTAACGGTGACGATGGTAGCCCGATTGACTTGCCTGGATCTACATTAAGATCAGTTCAATTCACTGGCACATTTGGTACAGGTGGAACAATTGTAATCGAAGGGTCAAATGATGGGACTAACTACGTTACCCTCACAGACCTTCAAGGAAATAGCATTTCAAAAACAGCTGCTGCTATCGAAGGTATTCAAGAAGTTACTAGATACATCAGACCAAGAGTTACAGGCGGTGATGGCGCAACAGATTTAGTTGCAACACTTTATCTAGGAAAGGCAGTATAGAAATGAGTAATTTTTCAAAAGCAGCAGATGATATTAAAACAATCGCTTCTAAGCTTAGACAGTTTTTAGAGCTTAGTGAGGCGTTGGATAAAATTGGATCAGTAGAGCAAGCAGCACGAGATGCTGAATCAAAGAAGGCACTTGCTTATAAAGAAACAAGTGCAGCTTATGAGGAGCTTGAAAAAGCTAAGAAGAAGCTTGAGGCAGCGGAGGCTGGTATCTTTGCAGCAAACTCTAAAGCTAAAGACATTGAAGAAGCTTCCTTTATTAAAGCTAAAGCTATTGTGAGCGAGGCTCATGATAAGGCAGCGGCTGTAGAAGCAGCTCAACATGCAAAATCAAAAGCTCTTGATGAGAAGTATGTAGCGGCAAGTAAAGAGCTTGCAGTGGTAGTTGAAGAGATTGCAGTTAAGCAAAAAGAACTCGCAAGTATTAAAGCAGAAATTGAAGCAGTAAAAGCTAAGTTCCTTAAGTAGGTGAGTAATGAGTAACCACCAATATAACGGTAAGGACGTTAGGCTTTATCACAACAATCAGCCAGTAGCGGTATCTAATCGCCTGCCTGTTGACTCATCAACTGGGTTACTTGCTGGGGTTTCATTTGATGCCATTGATGTGCAACAAACATCAGCCACTGTAGAGACTTATGTTTATAAGAGTGGTGGCATCTCTGGAACTACAGTTAAGACGATAGTGGTTACATACACAGACGCTACTAAAGAAAATATAGATACAGTGGTGGCTACATAATGGGATTAAAGTTTAACCCCTT